ATGCTCGAAGCTCCTCCAGACGGCATGGAGTCGATGCCTCTCAAGGTTGAGTTCACAAGCCAGCTAGCACTGTCGCAGCGCAACATGGTGACCCAAGGGATCGAACTACTCGCCTCGCAAGTAGCCGCGATGGAGCAGTCGTATCCGGGCAGCAGCGACTTATTCGATTCCGATGCCGCAATCAGGCACATGGCGGGTGGATTCCTCGCTCCACCCGATGTCATTCGGGAAGAAGGCGCGGTCGAAGAGATTCGCCAAGCACGTGCGCAGGCACAGCAGCAAGCCATGCAACAGGAGCAGATGCTCGCGCAAGCTGAGGCAGCCTCGAAGCTAGGTAATGCAAACCTCGGCGACGGAAGCGCACTCGATGTGGCTGCGGAAGCAGGGGGTGTACAAGCACCGGGACCGTCCATATGAGCCCCGGCATGAACAAAGAAGCGGTCAATGGGCTGTCCGACGCGTTGGATTCAGTTTCGGGTAGAGCGCTGATCGCACACATGGCACGCGAGGGTTGGTTCATGGACGTGGTGCCGGGCGTTGACTGTTTGGTTGCACAAGGCATCGCCGTAGATCTCATGCAGGAATGTATGTACGTGAGCGCTGGTAACACCATGAAGTTAATTAGAGAGCAGTTCGTAGAGGGTGAGGTGAAACATGTCAGCAGAAGCACTTCCAGAACAGACAACGGAAGCAACGCCGGAAGCAACGCCGGAAGCAACGCCGGAAGCAACGCCGGAAGCAGCTCCGAATAACGATACTCCCAATGCGACACCAGAACACGACAGTATTGTCGAGGGTCTTGGTGATGCCTTGGATATATCTGCCGACAAAGAGTCGGTGGTTGCCACTGCGGGTGCAGACGGTGACGACGCGGGAGTCGGGGACGAGCCACCTACGGGTGCGCCGTCCGAGTACACCGCGTTTAATCTTCCTGACGGTTTCGAGTTCTCAGAAGATGACACGACCGAGCTTGGTGAATTGGCGAAGGGGATGAACTTGTCGCAAGACGATGCGCAGTCTCTCGCCGACTTCGTTGCCAAGCACGGAACCGAGTCGTTGATGCCGAACGTCGAAAAAGCACAGGACGATGCGTACACCGTTTTCCGCAAGGACGAAGAACGAAAAGCAAAGATGGACCCGATCCTCGTTGGGCCGGATGGAGATCAATGGGATTCAACCATGAACTTCGTGCGGCAGGTGATCCAACGGTTTGGGGGCAAGGGCTCGATCGGCGAGGGCCGATTCGAAGCTATGAAAAAACAGGGCGCATTTGACACACATAATGCGCTCGTTGTTTTCGCAGAGATGGGCAGGGCACTCATGCCCGACACCTTGGACCCGGAAGGTGATCCGGGGTCGGACACGAGTTATGACGATCTGCCTGCGAAAGACCGCATGGGTTGGGACGATAATGCCCTCCCCATCAGGAAGTGAATCCTCCCTGCCATTGACACTTAAAGGAGTCACACAGTGGCAACCGTAGGAGATACAGTCGTAACGTTTGACGAATGGGTCAAGCGTATGGACAAGTCGAACGTGAAGACGATTATCGAGTTGGCTGCAGCGTCGAACCTGATGCTTAAGTCCGCGATGGTCGGACCCGGCAACGAAGCCGATGGCAATACCACAACGGTGCGAACGTCGTACCCAACTGGAACATGGACGAGCGCGTACGAAGGCGTCAACAGCGAAGCGTCACACACGAAGGAAGTGTGGGATGCGGCTGGATACCTCGAAGGGTATTCGGTCATCGCCAAGCGCTACGTGCATCGCTCGCCCGATCGCAAGGCTGCGCGAATGCAGGAGGAGCGCGCGTTCATTCAAGGTTACTCGGAAGAGATTGAAGACACATTCTTCCACGGTGACCGCGATCTGAACCCGAAGGAGTTCCTCGGACTCGATCAGCGCTACGGTAAGATCGGTGCAGAGACCGGTGGGCAGATCATCGACGCAGGCGGGGTCGGATCGGTGAACACCGACATCTGGTTCGTGGTTTGGGGCGAGAGCAAATGCTCTCTGTTCTTCGGAATGAACAACACGGGCGGCTTGCAGATCGACGACAAGGGTCTGGTTCCTTGGGCTCTGAACGGAGACACCAAGCATCAGGAATGCTACGTCAGTCACTACGAGTGGAACGTTGGGCTCAAGGTGGAGGACTACCGAGCAGTAGCTCGGATAGCGAACATCGACTCCACGGTGTTGACGGGTGGGGCGCCGGTTGATCTGATCCCGTTCATGATCGATGCGTACTTCGCGATCCCAACTGCAATCATGAACAGCGGCAACGTTCAGATCTATTGCAACACCACGGTGATGTCGGGGCTCACGCAGGAAGCGCGTAACCCCTCTGCTGGTGGTGGTGGGCAGACGTTCCTCACACTGGATACGGTCGACGGTCGACCCTTCACGTCGTTCATGGGCATCCCCATTACCCGAAGTGACAAGATCACTAACGCGGGTGTTCGCATCGTAGCATAGGCGTCTCGCCTGAAAGGAGTTCCATATGTCTACGGACATTGAAAACACGTACTTCGACAACGTCACAGTATCGGCCACAAGTCAGACCAGCACCAACATCATCGACCACGGTCCCGGCGGTCGCGGTCCCGGTCCATCACGGGGTCTTTACCTCATGATCAGCGCAGGTTCTGCGTGGACTGCATCCACAGTGTCGCTGACGTTTACGCTTCAGCAGGACGACGCCGAAGGGTTCGGTTCACCGTCTACCGTAAGAGCGTTCATCGTGACGACTCGACCGGCAGCGGGGGAGCTTCTTTTGAACGAAGCACTCCCGACGATCACAAAACGGTACACGCGTCTCATTGGTAACTGGACATCGGCGGAAACAGCAGGGTCAATCTCTGCGTCTCTGACTACCGATCCGCAGGCAACGTTCGAAGGTCGTTCCTAGCTGAAACCAACAACGAGAGGGTGAGGTGAACATGGCAGTCGAAGTTATTGCGAACATGAACGGTTCGTGTACACAGCAACTCGGACCAGATTCAAGGCCGAGACGTGTACGCGCTGGCGAACGCATTGAGTGGTTGTGGCCTGTCGACGGAAATGCCGACGACGAAGGCTATGTACCATTGCCGAAGGGTTGGACTGTGCTGCGCACGATTGGCAAAGAAGAACTCGAAAGGCGACTCAAAAAGCACGAGCAACCGGAAGACACGCAACGACGGCGCGGAACCGAAGATGTAGAAAAGTCGAAGGTGGTCCCAGTACAGCGGGGCTACAACGACGAGGACCGCGCACTGATTGCCAGAGCGGTGGAGTCGTTGGACGACGACGATCATGACCACTGGACGAAGCAGGGCAAGGCAGAGATGCAGGCAATACGCGAACGCTTCGAAAAGCTCGATATGGAAAAGACGGGAGCGCGGGACTGGCCTTCATGGTTGACTCGCGAGATCGTTGATTCTGTGGGCGCGCGAAAGCGTGGTGATCTGAACAACGACTTGTAGACAACGAACATCGAGTTCGATGTGTGCAGTCACCCTCCGCACATCGGTCTAGGGGCGAGCGCTTAGGCGGACTTGGCGCTCGCCCCGCCACCGAGGAAAAACGACATGCCAATTAACACGACGAAAGTGAAGGTTGCAAACCGGGCGCTAGGTGTGCTCGGGCAGATTGGTGCGGAGAAGATCGAAAATTTCGAGGAAGACACGGCAGACGCACGTGCTGTTCGTACGTTCTGGGACGAGACGCTCGACGCGTTTCTCGAAGAATCGTGGTGGAGTTTCGCAACCAAATACGCGGAACTCACGTTGAAAGAGACAAACCCATCCCCCCCAGAGTGGGCGTACTCATACGTCAAGCCGCAAGACATGGTGTCCCCCCGTCGCATCGTTGGCGACGTGCCGGAGGAGAAGGTGCCTTACGAAGAGGCGACCGAAGGTGGTACGCACGTGTTCTATACGAACAAACAACTCGCGTGCATGGAGTACACGGCGCGTATCGAGGACTTCTCGATTTGGCCCGGCAGCGCGGTAACCGCATTCGCGTTGTCACTCGCAAGCGTGATGGCACCCGCGTACAGCGGCGGCATGGAGAAGCTCGGGCTGATCAGTCAACTAGCGCAGAACGCGCTCGACATGGCGCAAGTCGTGTCTCACAACAGACAGGAGCGAGACCCATTCGAGAGTGAGAGCACGGAACTCACCGATTCACGGCATGGCACCGTTCATTCCGTCCGTCACACGGCGACGTTCCGACGTGCCTGAGCAAAAGAAAGCGCAGTTTAGTTGGTCGGGTGGAGAGATCGGCCCGAGAACTCTGGGTCGCAGCGATATCGATCGGTGGCAATCGTCTGCCGAGAAGATGCGCAACTGGGTTGCTCTGCCGCAGGGTGGTGTGCAGAACCGGCCCGGCACAAAATACTTTGGCTACGAGAACCAGAAGAGGGATGTCGCGAGCCTCGTTACGTTCACGTCGACGACTGCGACCAACCCGGTGCGACTGAACGCAGCGTCGCCGCATGGTCTTACCACGGGCGACGAGATCGTTATCACCGAAGACAACGGACGGGGATCGTCCGCAATTACCGGTATATCTATCACCGCCCTTTTCGGAATTGATAGGGTGTTGGTGACTGCCAGCGCGGGTCACGGGTTTTTAGATGGAGACCGTATCTTGATAGAAGGCGTGGTTGGTGCGGGCACCCTCACATCAGCACTAAACGGGCAGGAGTTTCTAGTTGATATTAGTGTCGTTGGGGGCGCAAGCACTATCCTTGCACTTGATGATCTTAACGGTACTGCTCACGACGGCGCAGGGTACGGGGCGTACACTTCTGGTGGCGTGATGTCAGACCGCTCCCTCACCTTTAACCATTCTAACCTTGCGGGGTTGGTTGGCTCGGTCGACGTGATCAACTCAACAGATCTATTCATGCTCGGGATCAACGAGTCTGGAACCAATGTGTCACATTCTGGTGTGTTCTATAAGCTCGAACCATCAGCCAGAGTGTTGAGCGTTCCATTCACCTACAACACCGACGACACCTACGCACTTTTCTTCGGGAACCAGTCGATGATGGTCGCGAAGGATGGCGCGCTCGTACTCGAAGCGCCTATTACGTTATCCGCAATGTCCTACGACCGTCCCGGTGTGAGGATGCGACTAGACTGTGCAACCCCGCACGGATTTGCAACGGGCGACGAAGTTCTTCTCAGCAACGAGTTTACCCCGCTGATTCCGAATGACCACGGAGACAAGCGCTACCGCGTCGAGGTGGGTGCTGCGATTGGAAGTGGGCAAGCGGTAGTCGTTATCAGCCCTATATCTCTAGGAAGTAATACAATATTTGTTTCCTGTGCTGGTACGCCGGGTGGACACGGGCTTGTAAACAACGAAGTTTTCCTTATGGAAGGCGTTGTGGGCATGCCCGAATTGAACGGTAAGCAGT